AGCGACTTTCACACACAGAGAGTTGGCAACGAAGCCACGCGGAGTAAGTGTTACATATGAGAATCAGATATTGCGCCGGTTGTCAAGAGCCAATTAACTTATATCGCTCACATGCTAAGACATGCTCAACGCGCTGCCGGGTCAGAGTCCATAGGCGTATGAAACATCGCCAATCCCGCGTATAAGGACGGTGCGATATGAGCGCAACACATTTAGAAGAGCTTGAGCGCCTGCGTGACTTGTTGTGGGACTCGCTAGTGGATGCTGACCCTGACAAGCGGGGGACGTTGGCTCGTGAGTATCGTTCCACGATTGACAAGATCCAGGAGATTTCTGGCAAAGATAAGGTGAGTGATCCTATTGACGAACTCGCTAATCGACGTGCCAATAGGACAACAAGCTCCACCAAGGGTAAAGGTAGTTCCCGAGGGGTCGGTAGCTAACTCTTGGGAGGATGCAGCGGATTTGTCTGCTGCGCTTGGGTACCCGTTACTTGCGTGGCAGGAAGAAGTTTTAGAAGCTGCTCTGGGTGAGCGGCATGGTGGGATGTGGTTATCTCGCCGCGTCGCCCTATCTGCCCCGAGACAGAACGGCAAAACGCAACTGCTGGTGGCGCGATTCCTGGCCGGGGCGCTGTTGTTCGGTGAACGGAAGATCATTGTCTCAGCTCACCAGCAAGGGACAGCACGTGAAGCATTTGGGAAGTTCTTAGAGATCTACGATGAGTCCCCGGCGCTTCGGAAGCGTGTGAAAAAGAACGGGATTATGCACGCACTGAATCGTGAGTCGATCACGTTTACAAATGGTGCGAAAGTCGAGTTCAAAGCTCGTCAGGGTGCGACTGGTCGTGGCTTCTCGTGTGATTGCCTGTTGCTGGATGAGGCTCAGATCTTGTCTGAACGGGCTTGGGCGTCGATTAACTCCACGATGTCTGCCCGTCAGAACCCCCAAGTGTGGCTGCTAGGGACGCCTCCAACGCCTGAAGATGATGGTGTTGTGTTTGGGCGTATGCGGCAGTCTGCGCTGGCTGGTGGCTCGTCTGGGCTGACTTATGTTGAGTATTCGGCCAGCCCGGATGACGACCCAGCGTTAGAGCGCACCCGGTGGAAAGCTAACCCATCTTGGAATGACCACATTAACCATGAAGTTGTGCAGGGCGAGTACGAAACATACGACTCTGAAACGTTCTTTAGAGAACGACTAGGTGTCTGGGATGATGACGCGGGAGTTTCAGTGATACCGAAAAAATACTGGGACTCATGTGCTGTTGATGAAGTCCCCGAAGACTGGCCGTTAGCTGCTATTGGGATTGACATGAACCCTGAGCGAACGGCGATCACATTGTCTGTTGCGGCATGGTCCGACGATGGAGTGCATGTCGAGATCCTAGATCAGGACGAAGAAGAAACACGGTTTGATCAGATGTTGTCTGAAGATATCGTGGACTGGTTATGGAAGCGCTGCCGTCGTCGTATCCCGATTGTGATGGACGCTTATACGCCTGCCAGGTCGTTAGAGCCGCTGCTGAAGAAGCGGAAGATGAAAGTGTTCATCCTGGGGCCTGCTGAGCTGTCACAGGCTTGTGGCGGGTTCTTTGACGCTGTGATGCGTGATGGAACGCTGAGTCATTACGGGCAACCGCCACTGGACATGTCGCTTGCCGGTGCAGTGAAGGAGCCATTCGGCAAGGGTGGCGCTTGGAAGTGGAACCGCGTTTCGTTTGATATTGATCTGACCCCAACAATGGCCGCTACTTGCGCCCATTTCGGGGCCGTGAAGTTTGCCAGGAAGCCAGTTTCGAGTAATGAATCTAGTAGTGGAGTGGAGGTGGATGTTCTATGACGATTGTCCCTGCTGGGCTTTCTACAAGCGATAACCCTCCTGCTGGACTAGATCATCACGACGTGGACATGCTGGGGAAGCTGTTGCGCGTTTGGGAAGAAAAGCGCCCGCGTAATGTGCTGCGGTCGGTGTACTACGACGGCAAGCAGGCTTTCAAGGATTTTGGTATTGCAATTCCTGACCGTTTGCAAGACGTAGATCAGACGTTGGAGTGGCCTGCTAAAGGTGTTTCCGCACTGGTGGATCGGTCAAACCTTGAAGGGTTTATTGCTCCTGGGATGACTGATGACCCGTTTGATATTGAAGGTATCCTTGCTGATAACAACTTTTATGCGGAGTTCCCCCAGGCTGCTCAGTCTGCTGCTGTTCATGCGTGCTCGTTCTTGACGGTTTCTCACGGGGATGTTGCTGCTGGTGAACCAGAAGTGCTGATTTTGCCGCGTGCTGCGGATGCCTCGGCTGGGCTCTGGGATAACCGCCGTCGTTCCGTGAGCGGGTTCTTGTCCATCGTTGACGTTGACGAAGTGAATCGTCCAACTGAGCTGGTCATGTACTTGCCGGAGAAAACGGTCACACTGCGGATTGTGAATAACCGGGTGTTTGTTGATTCTCGTCCAAACCCGTTGAACGAGGTCAGCGTTGCCCCGTTGGTGCATAATCCTGATTTGAAGCGTCCATTTGGGAAGTCTCGTATCACCCGGTCTGCTATGTATTACACGGATGCGGCATTGCGGACCATTGTTCGTTCTGAAGTCCAAGCTGAAGGTTTCGCTGGGCCTCAGTACTGGATCATGGGGGCGTCTGCTAAATCTGTTGTGGGCAATGACCGGTGGAAAGCTGTTATGGGTCGTGTTTTCGGGATGACTGAGAACAAAGACACCGGCGACATTCCTGATGTGAAACGTTTCGACGGCGCTTCACCTCAACCACATACTGACCATTTACGGATGTGGGCAACACTATTCGCTGGGGACCAAGGGCTATCAGTTTCTTCGCTCGGTGTGGTGCAAGATAACCCGTCGTCTGCTGAAGCGATCTATGCGGCCAAAGAAGATTTGATTATTGATGCACGAAAGTTCAATAAGACGCTAGGTTTTGGGGCCGCGAAAGCTGTGCGGATGGCGGTCCAGTTACGTGATGGGCTGCCTGCTCCTACAGATGAGATACGTCGGTTGTCGGCCATGTTTACTGATCCTTCAATGACTTCCCCTACAGCTTCGGCAGATGCGTTTACGAAGCGTGCTGCGGTTATCCCTGGGTTCGCTGAGTCCGAGGTCGGCTTAGAGTCTGCTGGGTTGACTCGTGAGCAGATTGCCCGGTTCCGTGACGAGCAACGCAGGAAGGGTGCCAGTGGCGCATTGCAGGCTCTACTCAACGCTGCTGGGCGGAATGATGCCGGGGATACAGTGAACACGGTTGAGGCTGATCTTGATGCCGACCAGGGCTGAAGTTGAGGTTCTGAGGACCGCGCAAACTGAACTGACCCGGTTAGTGCAAGCGGAGTTAGCTGACTTCTATTCGACTATCCGAAATCAGACCCCCGAAGTTGTGCATAACACGCTACTTGAGTTCATTCCAGCTCTGGTGGATGAGTACGGAAGCGTTGCTGCCACGGTATCCGCTGAGTGGTTTGAGGCCACTGTGGGCGCTCAGGTGGCCCTTGCCGGGCCGTTGCCCAGGGAAGCGTTAGAGCGCGGCGTGCGCTACTCTGCGGGGCACCTGTGGACCGCTCAACCTGAACTGGTCACGAACTCACTTGCCATCAAGGTTGACAAGTGGATCAAAGAACAGGGCCGCGAAACCATCGTCCTATCGTCAGCACGTAATGACCTCAACTGGGCTCGTATCCCAGCGGGGGGCAAAACCTGTGCATTCTGCCTCATGCTCGCTTCACGAGGCGCAGTCTATGGGACACAGAATGATGCGAAGAAGTCACACGGGAACTGCCGGTGCATCGTTAGCCCTATTCGTTCAGAAGACGACTGGCCCGAAGGTCACGACCCTGACGAGCTCTATGAGATCTACCAGCGCGCTGCACACGCTTCGAATGGGTCTGCTGAAGACATTCTGGCGCAGATGCGACGGCAAAACCCTGACCTGCTCAATGATGCAGTCATCGAATAACAGTTTTATCCAATTTTAGGCGCTACTACCCGCACGGGTGGGGCGTCTTTTCTATATCACAATCCTGTCTGCCGGATAGCCGCACGGTTTGAAGGTAGAGACGATCCCGCACGGGAAAGGAACAAAGAAAATGAGTGAAACACCAGAGGCAGAAGTTACTCCTACCCCTGAAGCGCCGCAACCCGAGAATGCTCCTGCACAGGAGACTGACTGGCAAGCGGAAGCCCGGAAGTGGGAGGCACGAGCCAAATCCAACAAGGCTGCTGCTGACAAGCTTTCTGAGATCGAAGAGTCAAAGAAAACTGAGATCCAGAAAGCAACAGAACGGGCCGAACAAGCTGAGCGACAGCTTCAAGAGTTGGAGCGTGAACGCAATCGCCTAACGGTCATTGCAAAGCATGGGATTCCCGAAGATTATCAGGATCTCATCAAAGGTGATTCCGACGAAGAACTAGCGGCTTCCGCTGAAAAGGTCAAAGCACTCATTGATTCCGCCACCCAAAGACAAGGGGCGGAACAAGCATCGTATGTGATTCCCGCTGAAGGTGGGGCACCTACGGCGCTTCCTCTGAACGGAGACGGTATTGAATCCTCGCTCCGTAAAGCTCTAGGGATCTAAGGAGTAGATCATTATGGCACAAACTACGCCATCACTTACCGGTGATTTTTCCGGTTTTATCAAACCAGACCAGGCTCAGGATTATTTCTCTGAAGCCGCGAAACAGTCTGCTGTGCAGAGTCTTGCCCGTCAGGTTCCAGTCGGGCCTAACGGTGTTGAGTTCCGTCAGGTTGTTTCTAAACCTACCGCAAACTGGGTAGATGAAGGGGGCCGGAAACCAAGCACCCAGGGTGAGATCGGTTTGCGTTCGTTCAAGCCTCATAAGATCGCTGCTATCACTGTGGCATCCGCTGAGGTTGTTCGCGCTAACCCTGGTAACTACATCAACCTG